ATACACTTTGTCAACATTGATATGTCCTGTGTCTGTTAGTAAATCATCATCGTCTACTGTGACTAGTGCAACTTTTCCTTCTTCATCTGTAGGCATCACATGTAATTGTTTTGTGTTGTAGCCAGACTGAGGTGCATCTGATTCTGCTTGGTCGACCACTGCTGTGTTAATTTCTATATCTTTGTCTCTAGTTTTTTGTGATACATTTTCATCCTTGTCGCCAAGTATATCTCTAAACTCTTGTGCGTCTGTGATTCCTTTTACTCTTACCCTGTACAGATGTGGCCACCATGTTTTAGAATACCCTTCAGCTGATCTGGATACGTCTTCAACTACATAATATCTTTTCAATGCTTCTGTGTCTGTTTCATCTAGAGAATGATCATCTTTTAGATGTGGTAATTCAATTACATCACCAGACATAATTTTTCTTCCTAACGCTTCAACAATGTCTTTGATATGAAAGGTCATAAACAGTTGATCATTTTGTAAAAATAATCCAAACTGAGACAGATCAAAATCTATGTCAGACACATTGTAAATTACTCGAGTGTGATACACATCTGGCTCGTATTTGCGGTCTCTATTTTCCAAAAGCAACATGTCTTGAATTGCTAATTCGTTGAGTGAATCTCCAGAGCGTTGAGGCTGTGATGCGTCATTAAGTTCACCTTGATCAACTGGAGATACGTACTTGTGAATGTAGGCATCTGTGCCGCCAATCTGAAACATTTCAGAAATATTTCGATCTTGGAATGTGTAATCATTTCCTTTTTCGGGTTTGAATAGAGACAACCTAGGCATTATTCTTATTTATGGGCCTATAAATATCCCAATGCCAGATCCTATACGTCCATAAATAACATTATGCCAGACACAGCACTATCAGAAGCCACAGACAATCAAATAAACGCGGCAAAACAAGAAATATACGATTATGTCAAAGTAAGACTTGGCGATGGCATGATCGAAGTTGAACTTGATCCTAAACATTTGGAAAATGCCTTTATTACAGCAGTGGATAAATTCAGACAGAGATCAAGTAATTCTGTTGAAGAATCATATGGATTTCTAGATCTACAACCAGATCAAACCACCTATGTAATGCCAGCAGAAATAATGAATGTAAAAAAAATATACAGAAGAACTGTTGGTGGCGCTTCAGGATCAGAAGGTGGCACATCGTTTGATCCATTTGAATTAGCATATACTAACGTGTATCTTTTACAAACAGGAAGAATTGGCGGATTGGCCACATACGATATGTTTGCCGGATATCAAGAATTAGTGGCAAGAATGTTTGGCGGATTTATAAATTTTAAATATGATCAACCTACTAGACGACTTACAATTTTTAGAAGACAACGTCACAAAGAAACTGTTTTAATAGAACAATACAATTATCGTCCAGACTTTATATTATTAAGTGATGTATTTGCAAAACCATGGGTCAGAGAGTATACATTAGCAGTGTCCAAATATACACTAGGCGAAGCCAGATCTAAATTTTCTCAGATTGCAGGGCCACAAGGTGGCGGTACTTTGAATGGTGATGCTTTGAAAAATGAAGCAATAAACGAAATGACCAGACTAGAACAGGAAATTGGAAATTACTCAGAAGGTGGTACTCCACTTAGTTTCACAATTGGCTAGACTTTCTTTTTAAAATATTTTATACTAAGACATGCTTATAGGATTATGCGGCTTGATAGGCTCAGGCAAAGGCACTGTTGCGGACACTCTTGTTGAAAAACATAATTTCCAAAAAATTAGTTTTGCAGATAAACTGAAAGATGGTGTTGCTTCTGTGTTTAACTGGCCAAGAGACATGTTGGAAGGTGACACTGCAGAAGGTCGCAATTGGCGAGAACAGCCTGACGCTTTCTGGACAGAGGAACTTCAACAAGAAATAACACCAAGATATGTTTTACAAGTATTCGGTACTGAATGTATGAGACATGGTTTTTTTGATGGTATCTGGGTCAGCCTAGTCAAACAAAAAATTATGGACCATCCACAACAAAATTGGGTAATACCAGATGTCCGTTTTCCTAATGAAGTCAAAATGATCAAAACACTTAAAGGACACATGGTCACTGTAAAAAGAGGACAAGACCCGCAGTGGTTTACAGATTACAAGGACAAGAATATTGAACCTACTGACATTCATGCATCTGAATGGGCATGGGCAAACACTGATTTTGACATAACAATTTATAATAATTCAACTTTAGAAGATCTTCATAAGCAGGTTGAAATATCTATGAAACTTAAACTTATGCCGGCAATGTTGTTTTAGCGATCAGCAACCAGATCACCCTGACGCCATTTTTGTTTTTTTACATGTATGAGTCTGTTGCAATTTGCACACACAGTTTTAAGGTTTCCATTGCCATTGTTTGTCATATTGCCATCTATGTAATGTACATCCAATTGATATGGGTGCTGTGCTGTGAACCCACACATCTCACAATTTGATTTTTTTGTATAACCTGCACGTTGCCATGCCGGAGTAGTAATTGTTGATGTGGAGGATTTTCTTATACATGCATCACATTTTTTTCTGTAATAAACTTTATTGCTTCGACGGTAGTTGTAGGCAGCCGGCTTGCTATTACACTCTTGACACAAAGGTCTTGTTGATCCGTTTGAATAAAGCACGTACTTATTTATATGCACCTTTTTGGCACTCTTTATTTCTTTTAATAAATCAGTCCAATCGCTATAAATATTCGCAACAAGGAGTAAACGACAAATGGCTTTAATATCACCAGGAGTAGAGGTTACCGTAGTAGATGAATCATTCTATGTGCCAGGTATCCCAGGAGCAGTACCACTAGTAGTAGTGGCTACATCCCAAAACAAAACATCAGGCACAGGAACAGGCACAGCGACAGGTACGCTGAGCACAAATGCAGGTGAAATATTTTTAATATCTTCACAGAGAGAATTAACCCAAACATTTGGTAATCCAACATTCTACACGGATGCATCAGGAACACCAATACAAGGTTACGAATTAAATGAATACGGTCTCCAAGCCGCTTACTCCTTCTTGGGCATCGCAAACAGAGCATTCGTAATTAGAGCAAATATAGATACAGCAAGTTTAACAGGATCAGCAGATGCACCTGGTGGCACACCTAGCGATGGATTTTATTGGTTAGACCTTGCTTCAACATCTTTTGGAATTAAAGAGTGGGACGAAGCCACACAATCATTCACAGTGATCACACCAAAATATGTAACCAGCACAGACGATGTGACAGGCACAGCACCAAAAACAGATTTTGGATCAATTGGTGATTATGCTGTAGTGGCAACAAATCCATTCAACAGATTGTTTTACAAAACAAGATCAAACACATGGGTACAGGTTGGCTCTGCTTCTTCTGCGACTGCAGATGCATCTTGGGCAACAGCACACGCAACCGTTACAGGAACATTAACAAATCCAACAGTTACAAACGCTGACTCAGTAAGCATCAATGGCATAGTAATTGACACACTTGGTACCACTGTAACAACATTTGCAACAGCGATTAATAATTCAGCGTCGGGTGTAAGTGCCGCGGCAGTTGATGGCAAATTGGAAATATACGCTATTCCTTCAGCATCAGGTGATGACTCATCTACAACTGCTGTAGTGTCTTCAATTATCATCAGCGAAGTGGCTGGTACAGCATTTACTGATGTTGGAATCACACCAGGAAGATATTTTATTCCTAAAGTATTCATAGGACAACACACTGAAGATCACGGTTTTAGAACAAGCGACACATTCCCAAGACCTTCTGGGTCAGTTTGGATCCAACAGACAGAGCCAAACGGTGGCGCTGACTTTGCTGTGAAAAAATTCTCAGAGACTGCAGGAGCGTTTGAATCACAAGAAACACCTGTGTACAAAAATCATGAACAGGCAATTCAACAGTTAGACAGAATAGGTGGCGGTATCAATCTTACTGTTAACGACACATATGTTCAAGTAAACACTGGTGAATCAGAGTGGGACGATTCTACACAAGATTCCGGTGAATTAATTGACTATGTGGTCTTTAGAAGAGCCGCAGGAGTTGGTTCAGCAACTGCAATTACTTCAAGCAAAATAACAACAAAGACCGCGGCAGGCTTTTCAGATGGTGATACAATTAGAATGGCAGAAACTATTCTTGATACAGGCAACACATCAATCTCAGCAGGCAACCAGTTAGTAACAAAAACTGTAACTATCGGTGGTGAAGATGCAGATGACTTTGTCACAGCCATATCAGCCGCAGGTTTTACAAACATTAGTGCAAACTATGATGCAAGTTCAAAAAGAATTACTCTATCACACGCACTGGGTGGTCAAATTTACTTCTCAGATGTAAGTGGTACCGCAATGGCTGACTTAGGTTACAATACAACTTTTGCAAACACATACGGTGATAATTTAGATCTAGCTTCAGAGAAAATTGCGAACTTGTACATTGCACCAGCAGGCGATAAAGATGACTTTTCATCCACAGCAGATCAAACTGAGGCAAATAGAACATTTGCTTTTGTGGCATCACTTTGGACACCAGTATCAAACCGACCAGACAGTGGCACAGTGTACACAGCGATACAGTCATTGAATCAGCCTACAAAAGATCCAGCAGATTTACAAAATTGGTACAACACAACTGTTGACGAAGTAGACATTTTAATTCATAACGGCTCTGCCTGGACTGGATATCAAAATGTCACATCAGATGCTAGAGGATTTAATTTATCAGGCACAGACCCACTTGGTCCTATTATTTCGGCATCAGAGCCAACAACACAGTCCGACGGCACAGCACTTGTTGATGGAGATCTTTGGTTAGACACATCTGACTTAGAAAACTATCCAAGACTTTACAGATATGATTCATCACAAAATGATGGCGCACAGTTTGTGTTAATCGACAACGGTGACCAAACCTCACAGGATGGTATACTGTTTGCAGACTTTAGATTTCATTCAGATGGCACAAAAGATGTGGTCAACGAAGAAACTTTAATTACTGACTTACTGACATCAACATATCTAGACATTGATGCTCCAGAGCCAGCACTGTATCCAAAAGGCATGTTAGGATTTAACCTAAGACGTTCAGGTTACAATGTCTCAGCATTTAGAAATGAGTACTTTAATAGAACTAATTTCCCAAGCACAGTAACATATCCAACACTACCTACCGAAAAAGATGCATGGGTTACTGTTTCAGGATTAAAATTAGATGGTACACCATTTATGGGAAGAAAAGCACAGAGAAATATGATTGTGACAGCACTTAAGGCAACAGTTGAGTCTACTACTGCTCTAAGAGAAGAACAGCGTGAGTTCAATCTACTTGCGGCTCCAGGCTATCCAGAACTTATTTCTAACTTAGAAACTCTAAATGCAGACAGAAAAGACACTGCATTTGTTTTAGGTGATACTCCATTTAGATTGGCTCCAACATCAACTGAGATTACAAACTATGCAAACAACACAGCAGGCGCGGCTGATAACGGAGAAGATGGACTTGTAACTACTGATTCCTTTACAGGTGTGTACTATCCTCCGGGATTAACCACTGACCTTAACGGTGAATCTGTTGCTGTACCTTCATCACACATGATGATGAGAACTATTGCATTCAATGATCAGGTAGCGTTTCCATGGTTTGCACCAGCAGGTATTAGACGTGGTGCTATTGATAATGCATCATCAGTTGGTTTCATTAACGGAGAAGGCGAGTTTGAAACAACTGCTGTATCAGAAGGATTAAGAGATGCACTATACAGTGTACACATCAATCCAATTTCATTTGTTACAGGAGCAGGCTTAGTTGCATTTGGACAAAAAACAAGACAACTAACACCATCTGCACTAGACAGAATAAACGTTGCAAGACTTGTTGCATTTACAAGACTGCAATTAGATAAGATTGCAAGACCGTTTATATTTGAGCCAAATGATGCACTCACAAGAAATGAAATTAGACAAGCAATTGAATCATTCTTGTTAGAATTAACAGCACAAAGAGCACTATTCGACTTTGCTGTAGTATGTGATGAATCAAACAACACACCAGGAAGAATAGACAGGAATGAACTGTATGTAGACGTGGCTATTGAGCCTGTGAAAGCAGTAGAGTTTATATTCATTCCGATTAGACTTAAAAATACAGGAGAGATAGCTGCACTAGGCCTTTAAAGGTTTAAGTACAGCAAAAAATAATTGAATAGTAAATATTCATACTAGGAGAAACAAATGGCAGTATCAACACTATCAAAATTTACAGTACCACTAGCAAGTGATCAATCATCAGGCTCACAAGGCCTTTTAATGCCTAAACTACAATATAGGTTTAGAATTATCCTTGAAGGCTTTGGTATATCAACTCCTAGATCTGAACTTACTAAGCAGGTTGTAGATGTTACAAGACCAAATATTACTTTTGACCAAATTACACTTGATGCATATAACTCAAGAGTATACATGGCTGGTAAACACACATGGGATCCTATTACAATAAATGTAAGAGACGATGTGAACAACGAAGTTACAAAACTTGTTGGTGAACAATTACAGAAACAATTTGATTTCTTTGAACAGTCATCAGCGGCATCAGGACAAGACTACAAATTTACAGGTAGAATTGAAATGCTTGATGGTGGTAACGGAGCAAATACTCCTACTGTGCTAGAGACCTATGAACTATATGGTTGTTACTTAGACAACGTTCAGTATGGTACACTTGCTTATGCAACATCAGAGCCTGTGCAGATTACATTGTCAGTTAGATACGATAATGCAATCCAAACTCCTAGAGGAACAGGAATTGGTTCAGCAGTAGCAAGAACAATATCTACAGCGGCTACCGGCGGCGGAATTTAATACCACTTTTTTAAACGCCATAAATATTTAAAATGGCAAACTGGCGCTCTAATTTTCTAAAACAATTAGTTGGTGGCGACACCATGAAAGATTATCAACATGCGGCTAGACTGTATCTAGATGATTCTTTCAAACTGTCTCCAAA